GCCCTTAAGTATAAATAGTTGTACTACCGGTAAAGTATAACTATGTCAATCATACAGATTTCTAAAATTCAGCAGAGATCGGGCGACCTTGTCGATCTACCCCAGCTTGACGAAGCAGAGTTTGGTTTTGCTTCAGACGAAAAAAAACTGTTTATTGGTAAAGAATCACCCAACGAAAACATCGAAGTTCTTACCAGCTATTCAGAGATATCATTTAGTCAAATTGAAGGTTCAAATAGCAATGTCTTTATAACAGATGCTACATTAGCTAATGGACAGATATTAGCATATGACGGAACTGATTGGGTTAACAAAGGCGGTAATGCTGGTGGATTAATCACATTAGGTAATGTATCAGATGTCAAGTTAGACGGCGGTGCTATAAGTTATGTTTTGACAACTGACGGAGTGGGTAATCTTAGCTGGACTCCTAAAGGTGTAATATCATTAGACATCCTTACAGTGAGCAATGCTAACCCTGCAGTAGTAACACTAACTTCAGATTTCGCATTAACTAATAACACAGAAGTCACCATTAATGGTATCACGGGTAACACAGGTTTTACTGCATTAAATGCAGGAACATTTTTCTTACAAACTGTACCTACTAGTTTTAGTGAATACAAGCTTTATAATAGTCCGGGAACAGGCAGTCCATATGATGCTACAGCTATAACACCATTATATCCTTTCACAAGTGCTACAGCTACTGATAGCTCAACAGATATAATAACAGTCGCTGATAGTGTACCGTTCGCAAATACCAATCCTGTAATATTTTATGGTGACCTAGCAAATAGCGGTATAGAAGCAAATACAACTTATTACATTTGCAATGTACCTACAACTACAACGATACAGATTTGCACTACAAGTGACGGCAACATAGGAAATCTATTAAGTCTAACAACAGCAACTATAACTGCTAATGTGTTTGTTACTGGAGGTAAAGTTACTTCTATAATAAGCGGAGGCAGCGGATCAGGTGGCGCAGCGGGTGGTGTAACAAGTTCTATACAATATAACTTTGCCGGTATCATAGTAGGTGATAGTAACTTTACATGGGCTAACTCTTCACAGTTATTGACAGTTAACGGTAATTCAAATATAGGTAATGTTACTATAACAACTGCAGGTGGTATAGGTACAGTGACTGCTAACTTGTTAGTATCAAATATTGCAACAGGTACTGCACCATTAACTGTAACCTCAACGACAAGAGTTGCAAACTTAAATGTAAGTTATAGTAACGTGAGTGATTTTGAAGTAGTTACTACTAGAACTACAGGAACATTTTATCCTGCATTAGTTAGTGCATTGTCAGGCAATCTTGCCTTAGGTGCCAATGCAAATCTTTCGTTTAATGCAGCTACAGGCAACCTATCAGCAACACTTTTGACAGGCATATTAACAACAGCAAGTCAGCCAAACATTACAAGCGTTGGTACATTAACAAGTCTAGCTGTAACTGGCAATATTACAGCAGGAAATCTTTATGCTAATACCGGAACATTAGGTGCTGCAACTATAACTGCGACTGGAAATGTTACAGGCGCGAATGTATCTGCAACTACCGGTGTTATATCAGGTAACGGTAGTAGCATATCATCATTAAATGCTAGCAATATCACGTCAGGCACATTAGCTCAGGCAAGACTTGCAAATAGCTCTATCACCATTAATGGTGTTACGATAGCACTAGGTGGCACAGGTACTATAGGCGCTAGCACTACTAATACATTAACATTAGGCGCATATTTGACAGGCGGTAGCTTTAATGGTAGTGCTGCAGTTACAGCAGCGGTCGATGCAACCCCTTCATCTACAGCCAGCAAAGTGGTAGCTAGAGATACTAACGGTAGCTTTAGTGCGAACATCATAACAGCAAACTTGAATGGTAATGCGACTACAGCAGGTACAGTGGTTACTGCGGCACAACCAAATATTACCAGTGTTGGTACATTAACTTCATTAACTGTGAGTGGAAATATTACTGCAGGGAATGTCGATGGAGGAAACTTAGTAAGTGCAAACTTCTTGCAGGGTACGGTAATAACAGCGGCACAACCAAATATAACTAGCGTAGGTACTCTTACAAGTTTAACAGTTTCAGGTAATGCTAATGTAGGTAATATAGGGGCTACTAATGGCGTATTCACTGGTAATCTAACAGTAGGTAACATTGTTAATAACGGATATAATATACGTTCAGTAGGTACAGGAATCGCAGCAGCCGGCACAGTACAGGGAAATGCTACCGCAATAACTAAAGAATTTAATCTTGTATCAAGCGTTCCTAGCAGTTCTAACGGAGTAGTGTTACCTACAGCAGTAGCCGGTATGGCTATAAGTATTGTAAACTCTACGAGTACAACTATGAACGTTTATCCAGCTGCTGGAGCACAAATTAACGCATTAGGAACTAATATTCCTCTTACACATAGTGGAAATGCTACACTTCAGTACATAGCTCTAACTAGTACTCAATGGTATACAGTAGGCGCCACTTACGCCTAAGTAAGATAAATACTTTATAGGAAAATATAATGGCAGCAGCAATATACACACCAAGCGGATCAAGTCAACAGACAGCAGCATCAGGTACTGAAAAAGTTCGCATATCAACTACTAGTAGCGCAATTGCTGTGGTTGTAGGTAGCAATCCAACTGCTAATCTGTCAGCTTGTGAGATTATTCCCGCAAACACTGTAAACAATAGTTTCATAGTCGGTGAAGGAAATAAGATCGCTTATATCAGTGTAAGCGGCACAGGCATATTTTCAGTCACAGAACTTGGCGCAGCAGTTGGCGAATAATAGTAGTGTAATAAAATAGCATTTTTTGATAAATATAACATATTCATAACGTTGTTGTTATGAGTTTATGCGGTCCCCGCCGCGTATCGGCTAGAACCCGAACTTATAGGAGAAAAACAATGGGTCGTCCACTTAAAATCGCAAAAGCACAAGCAGTCGTTACATTGACTGCAACAAACGGAACTACTGAAGTAGTCACAACAAATGCAAACTTTACTAACCTAGGCATCATTGCTGGCATGCCATTCATTCCAGCAAGCAACGTAGGCAACCTAGTAGCCGGTACAACATACTGGATATTAGAAGTAGTGAATGCAGGAGCCAATAGTACTTTCACAGTTTCAGCAACAGAATTGTCAGCAAACCCAACTTTCACTAAGTTTAATTTGGCAACAACTACTGCACAATCAGTAGCATTAACAGTTGGTGTCGTTGATGCATATTTCAATAACCCAATCGGCGGCGCAGGTTATCCTGCAACTAACGCAAATACATATGGTGTAGTTGGTGGTAACACAGCAATCTATGGTAGCCAAGTATTAGTTGGCGTATGCATGGGTGTAACAGGAACAGGTACAATAACTGTCGCTGATGATAGCCCAGACATTGACGGTGTTGGCACAGACTTTGCAAACACATTCGTAGACGGTACAATCGTTTATGACGTTGATGGTAACATTCTTGGTACTATTGATGACATAGCAAACGCAAATGCTGTATTCGCAACATTTGCAGCCAACGCAAGTGCAAACGTATCAGGTGCTGCTTATGTATATGGCACACCGGAAGCAGGCTTTATCGTTCGTCAGAAAGGAAAGATGAAGTATCTCGTAAAAGGTACAACGTCAGGTCTAACACAGGCTTGCTATACAGCAAATGTAGCAAACACTGCATTATCACCTAACACGTTCACAATCACAGCAACTTATGCTAATACTTCAACAGCATATGTGCAGTCACTAAGTGACTATAGGTCAGAAGTGTTCCCAACAACTGTTGCTGCTGCTTCATTGGTAGCAGGTACAGTATATACTATTGAGTTTGTTGGCACAACTGACTTCACAGCAGTTGGTGCATTTGCCAACATGACTGGTATCACATTCGTTGCTACTGGTGCAGGTTCAGGTACAGGTACAGCAGTACTTTCAAACATTGATCCTGACGTTATAGCATCGTTCAACAGCGCAGTTGCAGCAAACACTGCAAATGGTCTATTGAACCCAGTAGTAACCATCACAAACTCCTAATAGGAAAAATAAGATGCCAGCAGCAGTTCGTGTTAATAAAATTAAGCAAGCTGAGACTGACATCGCAGTCCTACAGGTGCAAGTCAGAAATCTTGATGAAAAGTTCGATGAACTCAAATTTGATTTCAAAGATTTGCGTGGTGCAATAGATAAGGGGTCTGAAGATACTTTAAATATGATTAAAGAACTTCAGACCTCTAATTCTGAATCTCATGAAAAGTTAGCAGAAAAAGTAAATGTGCTTGAGCGTGTGCGCTGGATGGTCATGGGCGCTGCTGCAGTTGCAGGAGCTATGGGTTTTGAAACATTTCAAATGCTAGTAGCTAGTTTTGTGTCGTAAGCATACGCAGTTTATCTTGAACTAGATCAATATTCACAGTACTAAACAATCCAGGATGCAAAGGTTTAGGATATAAGTCATCATTCACCCAAGCATAACCACAATGTTCGTCATTTAGCTCCGGTGTAAATTCTTGAGAAACTTCACAGAAAAATGTATTATATGTGAAACTGTTATTAGTAAACTTTTGTATAGGTATTAGTTTCCATTCTTTATTCCATACATTCATCTCTTCGCTGCATTCTCTTTCAAGACCTTCAAGCAAAGTCTCATTTTTTTCTATCTTACCACCGGGTA